AAGCCATCACAGGCTGAATTTAATAAACAAATGAAACGAGTAGCGGGGCACGAGTTCGGTGGATAGATTTAAAACTTTTTTAGAAAAAGATTCTAAGGGGCATTTTAGGGCTACTGATAAAGGTGCCGGGATGACGCAAAAAGGTGTTGACGCTGTTAACAGAAAAACTGGTGGTAATCTAAAAACTGCAGTTACTACCGAACCAAGTAAATTAAAAAAAGGATCTAAAGCTGCTAACAGGCGTAAATCTTATTGTGCCCGCAGCGCTGGTCAAATGAAGGATTTTCCAAAGGCTGCCAAAGATCCAAATAGCAGATTAAGACAGGCCAGAAGAAGATGGAATTGTTAATTTTATAAATAACACTAATAAATAAATGGATATAAATCAATGGTCGAAGTTAACTGGGAAGCCAGACTTGATCGAATCGAAGATAAGATGGACAAAATGGCGGACGCTTTAGTTACACTTGCAAGATTTGAAGAAAAGATGGATTCATACAATAAATATCGGGATGACTCCTGGACTAGAATGAATAAATTCTCAGAGAAGCTCGATATCATTGAAAAGAAATGTGATGAAAACGCTCATACCGTTGGAGTCATTAACAAGTTGTTCTGGATTGCCATTGCTGTCGGAGCCAGTGCTATAGCAGCCCAAATTTGGATGTAAAAAGGGAAATAAAATGAAAACACAAGATATTAAAAACATGGGCTTGGCATATAAACAGGTTCTAGACGAAGCTTTAAAAGGCGGCCAGCATAAGCTGGACAAAGATAAAGATGGCGACATTGATGCAAAGGACTTTGCTCATATGCGTAAGAAAAAAACTACTGAAAATGATGAAGTTGAAATCAATCCTAAGATGAAAGCTAAGAAAAAAGAAGATCCTGAAATGGCCTGCGAAAAAAACGTAAGCGAACTGTCCAAAAAGACTCTTGGTGCTTATGCTAAGGCAGCTTCCGATGATAAGGCTGATCACGCTCAAGATACAGGCAAACATTACGCCAATAATGCTAACTATAAAGGCGCTATGAGTTCTTACAAAAGAGACAAACGCCGTGATGGTGTCAAAATGGCTGTCAATAAACTAATGAAGAAAGAAGAAGTTGAAACCATTAAATGGCCGGTATATGCACGTATTATGGAAATGAGAGCGGCTCATAACAAAGGCGCAACTGAGCCTGAAGCTATGGATTCAAAAGCTTCAAAAGGTGAAAAAGATTTCAAAGCAATGCATAAAGTTGACATGGTGCCAGCAGATCTAGAAAAAAAGGGCCATGATGATGCTTCAGCAGCTGGGCGCGTAACAAAACCAGCAGCAGCACGTAATGGTGATAATAAAGCCGGTGACAAATCAATCGTTAACCCAGTAGCAGGAGCAAAAGCGTAATGATTCAGCCCCCTAAATGGTGCAAAGATGCTGTTCCCACTTTAAAAGGGTGGAAGCATCCACGGCGCAATGAAATTCTTAAACCAATCAAACTAACTCAAGAGCAAATTGATGAGTGGCATGGAATTATATCTAAACCTGTAGTCACAGAACCACCATCTCAAATGGGTTATATAGAGCCTGAAGATGTTGTTGCAGTAAGTTTTACTGCAGTAGACGATGTCGTGAATGAGTTAGAGTCAATGACTAAGAAAGAACTTGAAGAATTTGGGCGTGAAGAAGGTATTGAGCTTGATAGACGTAAAAACAAAACAGCTTTGCTTTCAGATTTAAAAAAATGGATTAAAAAATAAATGATATGAAAATCGAATTGACTGAAGATAATCTTCTTCTTTTTGCTGCAAAACATTATTATAACCCTAAGTACATTGATGCAGAGTCATTTGAAGAAGATTTGAAACGATTTAAATATATTAAAAGATTATGTAATCGTTATACTGAAAATAGCAAATTATCTGAACGTCTGTTACTCAATCATTTGATTGTAGTTTTTAATGTATTCGGAGTATATGCTGCGAAACGTATTTTGCAATTAAAACTAGATGAGCATCATTGGCCAATAATTAAACCATTTTTATTATATCTAAATTATATTAAAAATAATGAGTATATGGATATCCCAATGGATCAAGTTGTGATAGAAACGTTAAGGAAAATCTAATGGGAATAATTAAAAGAGCTGGCGATTTAGTCTATACCTTTAGATTTTTAAGATTGCTTACAACTAAATTTGAAGATACTGAAGCATTTAAATTAGGTATTATTGACAAAGATGGTAAGAGACTTAAAAGCTATGATTTAAAAGACATGGATAATAGATCTAACTATAAAGAATACTATACTCCATTCCATAGACTTGTATTTAATATTAAAAAACTATTAGCAAAAGCACCAGGTGGCGATACGCGTCTTGCCTCTTATGCAGCTGCATTGTATCTATTAAAAGAAAATTTTGGTGTTAATGAAGGTAATATTGAAAAAGGATTACAAAAATTAAATATAGATATTACTAACATACTTGGTGAAGGCTCTACTTGGTTCCTATTAGAAGATCAAAGATTATCGCCTGGATATTATAGGATTAAACACGATAAAGTATTGTCTGAAAGTTTAGATGAGGTTGCTCGGAAAAAAGACTCAATCATTGTAAAAGAAGATGCTTATCCGGTTGGATCTATTTTTGGTCTAAATATATATGAAGCTGTTCATAAAAATACAAAAAAGAAAATTCATATTACAATAGATGAGTTATTAGCATGACAAAAAAAGTAGCAAAAGAAGAAGCACCGGCAACTTCTATAGGAAATGCTTCGGTTGCTATGCCACCAAGTATGAAACCAAAAGTAGTGGTTGACCGCAGGCATAAAAAGGGCAAAACTGTAATGCTAAAACGATTTAGAAAGCACATGGAAGAAAATGGCTAAGGTATACTTATTTCTGTTTCTCGTGTCTTTGCTATCTGGCGTAGGTTATGCTGGATACAGTTACTATATGTGGTCACAGGAGACTATGAATACATTACGTGAAAATAACGTAAAATTAAAATCAGCAGCAGAAACGCTCCAGGCGACTGTAGAGAAAATGGCCGCTGACCAAAAGAAAAATGAGCAACTAAACAAAGATTTAACCAAAAGATTACAGCAATCCCAACAACACTTAGATAAACTAAGAGGTGTATTTGCTAAGATCGATTTGACTATGGAGGCATTAACGAATGCACAAGGACTTGAAGACAGAGTTAACAATGCCGTTAACAAACTTATTGGGCGAATCCAAGATGAAACTACTCCTCCTTCTGACGACCCCGTTACTACTGATGGGGTGTCTGGGGAGAACTCCGGAGGCTGAGGTAGTAGTAACTACTGAGTATCAAGAGCAGAATGTTCCTATCCAAGAACGACCTAAGGCAGTCGAGTTTCCTCCTGTTGATTGGTTCGTTATCACAGAAGAAAATTTAGACCAGAAACTAGATGAGATTAACTCCAAGACTGGTAATGTAGTTCTGTTTACAATTACTCCAAAGGGCTATGAGAACCTAGCTATTGGGATTGCAGATTTACGTAGATATGTTAAAGATCAACAAGCAATAATTGCTTATTATGAAGAAGCTTTAACTCCTGAAGAGCCTACTCCATCCACTCCAGAAAATCAGTAGATTTATTATACACTAATTTGCAAAATTGTAAACCCCTAAAATGAGCTGCCTGGGCGCTTTTTTAATAATAAAATTATTGCAAATTAGTGGTGTTCAAAACTGGAATTCTGATATATAATACTACCAAAATTAAAGACTATGAACGCGCGCGGTATTCTCTGCGCGGGTAATTCTTATTTCCATTTAAAGAGGTAATCTTATGCTAAAAGTTGTTCCTAACTATCAGGACGTAAATACACGTCAACTAATGTCGCAAACAAAATTTTATGAAGGCTATAGTAGATGGGGGGAAGAACAAGACCGATATGAAACATGGGAAGAAGCAGTAACTCGTGTAATGAATATGCATAGAGAAACTTACAAAGATAAAATGACGCCAGGATTATCTTTACTTATTGACGAAGCAGAATCGTTGTATAAACTACAATATGCCTTAGGAGCTCAACGTGCTTTGCAATTTGGTGGTGAACAATTAAAAAAGCATCAGATGAGAATGTACAATTGTACTTCATCATATGCAGACCGACCAGCATTCTTCGGCGAGCTATTTTATATCCTTCTCTGCGGGGCTGGCGCAGGCTTCTCAGTGCAACAACACCATGCTGATAAGTTGCCTGATGTTGCAGAAAGAAAGAAACAGGCGAAGGGCTACGTGATTGAAGACTCAATTGAAGGTTGGGCAGATTCATTATCGGTTCTTATGTCTTCTTATTTTGTTGGTGGCGGAACTCACCCAGAATTTGAAGGCCGTAAAGTTTATTTTGATTTGCAACACATTCGCCCGAAAGGCGCTAAGATTTCTGGTGGATTTAAAGCACCAGGTCCTGAGCCACTGCGTAAAGCTTTAGATAAAATTGAACATATGATTCAAGGCATTGTACTGTCAGGCCGCAACAAACTAAAACCAATTGAAATATATGATATTGCTATGCACGCTGCAGATGCGGTGCTAGCCGGTGGAGTTCGTCGATCAGCAACTATCTGTTTATTTAGCGCAGATGACGAGGAGATGATTAATGCTAAAACAGGAAATTGGTTCATCGATAACCCTCAAAGGGGCCGAAGCAATAATTCAGCTGTTATCGTCAGATCCGAAATTACTCGTGAAGATTTTAAGAAAATCATGGGATCAATCAAAGAGTTCGGAGAGCCAGGATTCTACTTTGTCGAAAATAGAGACTTTACGACTAATCCGTGTGTTGAGATTGGTATGTATCCGCAAATTGATGGAGAGTCGGGTTGGCAGGGATGCAACCTCACAGAAATCAATGGAGGAAAATGTACATCAAAAGAAGAGTTCTTTAAAGCCTGCCGAGCAGGAGCAATTATGGGAACACTCCAAGCAGGATATACAGACTTTAAATACCTCGGAAAAACCAGCCAGCGTATCTTTGAAAGAGAAGCTTTACTTGGCGTCTCAATCACGGGATGGATGAATAATCCTGAAGTTTTACTTGACAGTGATATTCAGAAACAAGGTGCAGAAATAGTAAAAGCTGTTAATAAAGAAGTTGCAGCGTTAATTGGTATTAATCCAGCAGCTCGTACTACTTGCGTTAAGCCATCTGGAAATGCCTCGGTCCTACTCCAGACGGCATCTGGCATTCACGCAGAGCATTCTCCAATGTACCTAAGACATATTCAGTTGAACAAGGAATCAGAAGTTGCACAGCTTATCTCGAAGTCAAATCCTTACATGGTTGAAGAATCAGTATGGTCTTCAAATAATACTGACTATTGCATTGCTTTTCCAATCGTATCACCAGAAGATTCAATTTACCGTGAAGAAGTTTATGGCGTAAACCTTTTAGAAAAAGTAAAAATGGTTCAACAAAACTGGGTAGAAGCTGGAACAAATGAAGATCTATGCGCTGACTCCAATATTAGACATAATGTATCAAATACTGTAACTGTACTTCCACACATGTGGGCTCAAGTAGAAGATTATGTGTATGACAACCGCCATAGTTTTGCTGGTATTAGTTTTTTAGCTGGGTCTGGAGATAAGGATTTTGCCCAAGCCCCAATGACTGAAGTAAAAACTCAAGATCAAATTGTAACTGAATACGGTCAAGCTGCGCTGTTTGCTTCAGGCTTAATTGTAGATACCCGTAAACAAGGATTTCGAGATCTATGGGAAGCATGCCAAGTTGCTCAAATGCCAGAAGAATATCGCGGGGAAGTATCTGATCTTCGCTCAGAATGGATTCGTCGTTTTAATAAATTTGCTGATAATTATTTTATGGGAGATCCCAAGCAAACTGAATATTGTTTGAAAGATGTATTTCTATTGC